CCCTGCGCATATTCCTTTTGCGGATCGAAGATGCCGCGATAGATGAGGGTAGGGACCGTGAATACCCTGGCCTCGCACAGCTCGTCGCCAGTGCGCCTTACCATGAGCGACACCGACCGGCAATCCTCGGACATTGACGCGTCAGCAAATGCTATTCCGGCAACAATTACTTCCCATCCCGACTTTTCAAGGTGTTCGCCGGGAATCGTGTCCCTGAATGAACGGATCAGTCCGCCATCGAAGCGCGCAAAGGTTCCGCGTGGATACGAGCGAGAGAAATCAACCGCAGGGAGGATGTCAATTTGCAGGGCATCGCGCCCGTCTTTGCCGTCAATGCCGTTTCTTCCGGCTTCGCCCGGCTCTCCCTTTTCTCCACGTTCGCCCTTACCGGCAATTCCTTGCTCTCCCTTTTCGCCCTGCGGACCGGGTTCGCCTTTTTCTCCAGGTTGCGGCTGCGGGATCTGCGATAGAACCGCCGCGACGATATCTGAGACATTCACTGGCTCTGCATCTTTTCCAGCGGGGCCAACCTCTCCGCGCTCTCCCTGCGGCCCAGGCTCGCCCTGCAATGCTTCGGCGGGTTTTCTTTCCTCAAGCGCCTTGATGCGGTCAAAAACTTGCGAGAGCGCCGCCGCCACATGCTCCCTAACCACTTCCGCGACGGCCTTGATTAATGCGGATCGCTCTTCTTTTTCAAGCGTCATGCCGCAAGCTCCTTCCTGAGTTCGTAGGCTATGAGCGCCTTCATCTCGTCTTCCGTTTTGGGCTTTTCTTTCACTGGCGCCGCTTGATCTGGTTTCGATGTAGCAAATGGATCTTCCTTCGCGTCCCTCTTTGCCAAAGCCTCAAGGCTATAGTTCTGCTGCTGGATCATTGGTGAATCTCCGCCCTTGACGGGCTTGAGGTTCGCTTTGAACCGCCCCTCATTCGGGGAGAGCCATCCGCCTCCGCTCACGGCCTCGCTGATCGTCTTATAGAGTCCCGCGGTATCCATGCGCATCAACCCTTCAAGATCAAGTTCCGTGTGGTACCCAGAGGGAAGCGCCAAGCCCTCATCCTCGCAAAGCTCCACGGCCTCTATGAGCGTCTGTAGACAGTCCGTGTAGTACATCGTGATAACGGCATCTGGACCGTTGGAATATGCCGGCATCTCGCCGCCGAGCTTGAATAACGGGTAATGGAATGCGCGGGCGATGTCCTCAATAGCGAATTTTAGTTGTTCGGTAAGCTGTGCGGCCTCGGCGGTCATCTGCATAGGCTGAAACTTGAGATCGTCGCCAAGAACCGCCAATTTCCCGGCATTCTCGCCGCCAAAATTCGCCTCAAATGCGGCTTTTAGTCTTGCTGCTGTTTCGTCAGATATGCGGCCCGGAGCGGATAGAACGCCTCCAGGCATTGACCGGTTAGCAAAAAATCCAGTTGAGGAATTGACAATGCGGTTTGCCATCGTTGCCGACAGTGCACAGGCATAGAGCGGCGCCACGCCCACAAGTGGATGCCATAGGCAATTAAACCGATCGTGGATGATTTCAGAGGCCGGAACTATTGCGCGCGCCTCCTCCAGGCGTGATAGTGGATCTTTTTTCAGCTCGTAATAGACATCCCCGCTATCGGAAACAAGCGGAGTTACAAGAGTGGGATTCAGAACATATTGCGCCCGGACTACGCCAGCATTCTCGCCGCCGCGATTGTCGCGCTGCAGGAGTACGTAGGTATTCCCGCTTAGGAGTTTGGAAATAATCCATTGCTCAAGAAATTGAATGCGGTTCTGGAAATGGTTGGGCTTGCGCAGTACGGCAAGGAATGGGGAATTGCTCGTTATCTCTTCCCAAATTCCATTAACGTCTTTGCACAGCTTTATTCTCAGCTTCGAGATGTCCCCAGCGATGCCGGTTACACATGAATAGATGGCAGAGAATTTGAGCAGGGTAGATGTATCGTCAGCCGTGACATTTGTTTGCCACGCGCCCGCGTAGGATTCGCGGATAAGCGAGAACCAGCCCGCACTTGACGGCACGGCAGACAGGGCCTTGTGAATCATCTTGCCCATTGTGCGCTTCGCCCATGTAGTGAGCTTCACTTGCTAGCCCTCATGTCTCTACGCTGATACCTTGGAGCCCTTCCGAGCGCGGTCTTGATCTGCGGCTTCGGCTGCGGCATGGGCTTGGGTTTTTCCTCGACACACGCGCGGACATGGCCGAGCGCGGAGAAGAGTTTGAATTCCGCCGTGTTCATTTCGTATCGGTCGCCCGGACGCTTAGTTCGGCCTTTGAATGGGTGTTTTGTTATTGCTTCTACCTGCATTCTCGTATCCTTTGAAAGTGGGGAGTCCCTTGCGAGACTCCCCGGTTTGTATCAGGAGGAACAGCGGAGAAGGCTAGGACACGCCGCCATAGTTGCAGGCAGTGAAGTAATACACCGCGGCATCACGCCGACGCGCCCAGTTGATGGTGCGCTCGGCCCGGACTGCAATCTGGTTAGTTTGGAACATCGAGACCATTTCCGTAACCTCGGGGCTTCCGCCGTCATCCATGACAAGCGACGCCTGTTCGGAAACGTCAACGGTTACGCCGCCATCATCAGCGAGCAGTACTTCCGACGCCTTCAGGATGGTAACAACGCCCGATCCCACCTTGTTAGAGGTGACCACGGCACAACCTTCCAGGAATCCTCCGGTAGGAGTGATGTCGGGAAATTCCTTCTGGCCAAGTGCGTTGCGCATCAAACTGATCTTGAGCGCCTGAGTGGGCGACATGATAATGTAAATTCCCTCGGCGTCAATTTCGGCGGCAAGCATGATGCTCAGCGCGTCGCCAATATCAGCGCGGAGGTCCGCTGCATCAACTCCGGATGCGGCGGCAGTTCCAGCGCCATTATTGATGGCGGCCGGATTAGTTCCAGCTACGGCCGTATTCGTGTGGACGATGAAGGCTCCGTCATTGTGGTTAATGATGGCCCCGCTCAGATCGTCGCGCACAAGCTGCTCAATAGAGGGAGAGCTAAAGCGGGCGAGCTGTTTGGAAAATGTCACGATGGCGGCCGCCGTGAAATGGCCCAACGTGATAGATCCCGTTCCGAGCTTGGTCAACGGCTTGCGGCCAAGTTCGGGAACCCACGCCGCAGTACTGCCGCTCGACTGAGAGGCAATGGTGATATTGAACGGAACGCGGCGGAGAGGAAGTTTCCCGATGATGGTTTTCGGGCGCAGGAATTCAATGAATTCATTGGCCATGAGCCGGTATTCAACCAGTTCGGAAGCCCAACCGTCCGCAGTGGTACTACCGCCGGCCACCGCTTCCTTGATGTTCATAAAGGCCATCGGGCTCGACAGGAATTTCTGAACCTGCGGGGTTTGATCCTTCCACGCCGACTGGCATCCTGCATAAGCAGCTGCGCGCGCCGGATCGCCTTTTGCGGCGACCAATGCTTGCACATACCGACAGAATGCGGTGCCGGGCAGGACGTTTGCCCCCTTGACAGTAATCACACCGCCGCGCACCCTGGAGCCGGAATCCTGATCGGTAACGCCGGTAACGGGCTTGGCGGTTTCCTTCTCCATCTTTTCCTGATCCCGCAGCCTGGACAGGTGCTCGTCGATGCCCTTGATTTCGTCCCGAATGTCGTCGTGTTCCTGGCTTTCGGTCTCGTTCAGGGTACGGCCTTCTTCATCGGCCTTGTTCATGATTTCGGTCATGCGGGCGGATTTCGCCGCACGGGTTGCTTCAAATTCTTTGATACGATCTGCAATAGGTTTCATGTTTTCTCTCTTGGAAGTTTTCCCCGAAGCGCCGGGAGGATTGGTTTTTTCAAGTCGCACTGGTTGGCGGGGCTTTGTGCCAAGCGCGGCAAGCTCTCCGTCAGCGATGGACTTGATAGATGTGATCGAGGCTTCCGCATTGGCCGGGATGGTTACGGCGGATGTCTCCATAATTTCTGTGCGAAGGTAGCGATAGCCGTTAATCTCTTTGTCCCAGGACTCCTCCAGGCTGCGGAATCCAATCGACAGACCACGGATAAGGCCAGACTTGATAAGCGCCCAAGCCTCGTCGATAAATTGCGCGATTCCCGATCCTGCAATCTGCGCCTTTATGTAAAGGCCGGCCTTTGTTACCTTGGCCTCAATCACAGCCCCAATGGGTTGCCAGGAGTTGTGCTGATAGAGGAACGGATAGGGAAGCCTAAATTCCATGCCCTCGGGGACCACGACGTCATTCATGCGGTCCGGCGTGGGAGTGGAGGCGATGCCCTCAATAATTCGCTTGTCTTCATCGAGGGATTTAATCTCAATCGTGCTATAGGCTCTTTTCATGGCCTCACCAAATAAAAAAGGCCGCATCTCTGCGACCTTTGTTTGGTTGGATTACTAAAATTGCTTAAACGAAAAAGGCTTGGTATTCCTTGTCTTGCGACTCTCCGATCATTGCGCGGGAGAGGGCCGTTATCAGCGCCGTTGCTCCGTCAATCTTCTGCTCTGGCTTATCCTTGCCCGGATACACACGCCCGCCCCTATCGTAATGCCCGGTAACATTGGAGAGCATCCAGGCTAATACCGGATCGCCGTTGTGGTGGATCTTCCCGTCTGCAATGAGGCCCTGCAATAGTTCGGTTGCGCCAGACAGGTTGCGGATGTTCTGCAAAACTTCCACCACCTGAACGCCCGTTTTCTCTGCTATGCGATTATCTACGCCCTGGATTCGGGAAGGATCGGAACAAACTTCCTGAACTTGATAACCGTCCTCAATGATGGATATCGCATCCTCTTCAAGTTCCCGGTCATCGGTCTGGTTGCCGGGATTCGTGCTTATCCAGCCATCCAGCGCCCAGCCTGCATAGCTGTCATTTTCCGAGTCTTCTATCTCACCTTCGCTTAGGAAATGCTTGCAGAAAACGTAATAGTGAGTGCCGTCGTCCTGTTCGCTCCTGAATAGTAGCGCCCGAGATGAGAAGTCATGGATAGGCGCGAAGTCCTCACCGATCCAACAAAGATCCTCTTTGAATTGCTCCGGTGAAAGCTTTGGGTCTGCGAGTTGCCCCCACTTGATCATGTCGAACAGGGCCACGTTTGCATTGACCCAAATATTCATGTGCTTCGTCAGGAAGTTATTCAGCGCAGAAGGCATTTTCTTTGCCTTGAGCGCCAGCCGCCGAAGCTCGTCTATGTCAACCGACACGCCTAAGTTGGGATTGGCCTTGACCCAGTTCTTTTCGTCCTGCCAGTCGTCGTCATCGTCTAGCGTGTAGATAATGGCAAAGAAGCTGGGGTCATCGACAATGCCATCAAGGATCTTGGTCGAATAGGTTCTGACTTCGTAGCAGATGCCGGAGCGGTCGAATCCAGCCGTTGTGATTGCCCACCTGAGCGCCTGTTTGCGAGATGCACAGGCCGTCTCTATTACGTCCCAAACATGTCGCTTACTGTGTGCGTGCAATTCGTCGATAATAGCAAAGCTGACATTAAGGCCATCAAGCGTCTGGCCGTCAGCCGAGAGCGCCTGAAACCGGCTTGAACTTGATACCTGGTGAATTGCATGGGCTGAAGTATCAACCCCGAACGCCTTGCGTAATCCCGACTCCCTCTCAACCATTTGCTTGGCTGTTTCCCAGGACAATTTAGCCTGTTCGCGAGTGGTTGCCGCGCTATAAACTCTCGCACCTGCTTCGCCATCGGCACAGGTCGCATAGACACCGAGCGGTGCCACGCTGGTTGACTTACCGTTCTTGCGGGCCTCCTCCTCATATACAGTTTTGAATCTCCGGAATCCTGTGTCCTTGTGAATCCATCCATAAACGGTCGTGACGATAAAACATTTCCACGGCTCAAGACGAAGCTTCTCTCCTCGATTCGCCCACTCACCCTGCACATGAGGCATGAGTTCGAGGAACCGGCAGACACGGATGGCTTTAGCCTCATCGAAGATGAAGGGCCAGTTCTTCGATACCGGACGCTTGAGGTCGTCAAGCTGACGCTGACATGCACGCTGTACCCAATGGCATGCCGTGATCTTGCCAGACACCACCCCATCGGCATATTCGCGGGCTATGCGAATGTAATCTTTTGGCTTGGGGGGCATTAGTTTAAAGCTCTTTCATTGTGGGCATTTGGAGATTTAACGATATTCCATGGGCCACACTTAATGGTATGAGGGCCGTAGTCTTAATATATTGCAACGTTCCGGGCTTGTTCAAACAAGGGCCTCCCATCCTGTTTTTTGTTCTGCGTCCTTACCGCTCGCCGATACCTTGGGACGCGATGCCGGAGAGATTCCAAACTCGGAAAGCATCGAATTTATGCGCCGAATGCAATCGGAGCGCTGCCCGACTGCCGGGTTAGCCTTCCAGGTTTTCTGCGCCTTCACCTCCCCAGCGGGGTGCTCTTTAGTGGGGGGCAATTTAACAAGGTCAATCTTCGCGTATATGCGGCCACGTTCCCTGATGTCCTGATTATGCAGCTCAAGCATGGCCAAGTCCTGAGCGAGCATCATGACCCGCTCAGAATCCACTGACGAGGCGACACCTAGGAGCTGGATGCGGGATACCACGATCCCATACCAATACGACTCCCGGCTGTCGAGTTCCGCGGCTGGTCTAGGTAGGTCGTCTGGTGGTTTTGGCTCACTTTTGTTGATCCGACATTTTTGGGCCGTACCGTGTACCAGGTGCAGCTTTGTCGGTTTTCGCTTTCTTCCTGCCATGATTCAATTTTTTGGATTCATTTCGCATGCGGTTGTGAAAATG